AGCCAAGAGACTAGAAGTTCCTTCACTTTGGTCATTTTTTCTCCTTTACTTTCGCAACCTTTGGCGGAATAAGTGGAAAGTCCAATTCCGACGGTGCGAAATTTGGTCTCCCGAATCCGACGATTGATCCGCCGGTTGTGTATTGCCTTTGCTTGATCATGACCATTCCGCCATTGCGTTGATCGCCTGATCCTGATGTGTTGCCTTCGATTGTCGTGATCCAGCCGTCGCCATCTTTGTCGGCTTTGATGACGATTCCGATATGTGAAATCCGAAAGACTTTATCGTCCGGGAAATCAAAGAACGCAAGATCGCCGCGCTTGGGTGTTTCGTGCCAATTCCCTTTTACTTTGTAGCTCTTAGATCCGGCAAGAGTTGAGACCACATTCGGAACCTTCACCCCGGCTTCATTGGCGCACCACATAACGAAAGAACCGCACCACGGCAAGCCGTCGGCTTTGGTAAATTTTCCGTACTTGGTCAGATTCTCGCCCTGCTCGATGTAGCCGACCTCTGCAAGTGCGACTTCGATTAAGCGTTGTGCTGTATTATTGGGGAAGGTTGACATCGTGATCCGAATTGACGCAAGTCCAACGACAAGTCGTTTCATCCATTATCGCTTCATCGTGACATTTAGGCGGAATGAATGCGTCACGAATTGAATCGTACACATAACCTTTTCCGGCATAATTGTAACGAATGCGTCCGTTGTAGCTTGTGCGAATCCAAGTCTCGCCAGTCTCGGCAAGCATTCGATCTGCGAAAGTGTCCTCATCTGAATCCATTGTGACGATGACTTGCGTGACAATTCCTGTCTCGACTTTTGCGTGATGTGCCATTAGAAGGTAATCGTTCCGCTAGAGGAAGCCGTAATCTGATAAACACGATAACCGCTTCGAGTTGGCTCTGTGTAAGTTAAATTGGTAAGTGTTGCCGCAGAAAAAGTGTCAGGGTAAGCGATGATAATGATTCCAGATCCACCGGCTCCACCAAAGGCATTACGCGCGCCGCCACCTGCTCCGCCGCCACCGCCTGTATTAGTCGTTCCTGCCGTTCCAGCGTTGCCACCGTTACCGCCGCCTCCAGTTCCACCGGTTCCATTTGTACCCAACCACGAACCGCCACCGCCGCCTCCGGCGTAATAGGTAGCCGTGCCGCTAACGCTGTCCTGTTTTCCAATTCCACCATTACCGGCTGTACCAGTAACACCTGCCGCACCTACTGCACCGGCTCCACCGCCACCACCGTTTGCCGCCTGTCCAGAACTGCCACCTACAAAAGCACCGCCAGCAAATCCGAAACCTGTCGCGCCGCCTGTGTTGCCTTGATTAGCCGCATATCCCGCACCGCGTTCAGAGCCACCGCCAGAGCCGCCTATTGCACCGACTCCAGAATTACCGCCGCCACCCTTGCCGCCGCCGTTTGAAACAATTGAATTAAATGAGGAGTTTCCGCCGCTTGTCGGTGTTGCCGCACCTGCTCCACCGGCTCCAATTACTATTGCGTAATTTGTGCCAGCCGTGACGGAAATGCTCGCGCCTTTAGAATATCCTCCAGCACCTCCTCCGCCGCCAATATCATCTCCTCCGCCGCCGCCTCCGGCAACGACCAACACTTCTACCGTCGAAGGATTACGAGGTCGTCCGGCTGATGATTGAATTCCAAGAATCGGACTCACGAAATATCGCCAACCACAAGCCAAGAATTTGCGGCAATCTTTATAGCTGTTGCGGCACTATTCGCGGCGCGTAACTTTGGAGTCGCGCTTGTTGCACCCGTTGAGATGACGGTTGTTGTTCCCGGTGTAACCGCGCCGATTGTTGGTTGACCTGCTCCGGTAATCCAAAAGAAATTGATTTCGGTTCCGATGGCGAAGTTAAATGTCGCGTCCGTAGGGATTGAAAATTGTTTTGTAATGGCGTTGTTCATTGAGAAAAGATTGAATTCATCGCCTGACGCGACTGTGTAGTTGTCGGTCTTGGCTGTGTAGGTCGCTGATCGTGTTAGAGCTATCGCGCCGGATGTACCGCCGCCAGATAAGCCCGATCCTGCCGCTGTTGTGACAGCTGTGATATCACCTTGATCGTTATTGATCCAAGAAAAAGCCATATCGGTATTGGAAGTCTTTGAAAGAATTTGTCCGGTTGTTCCACCTTCGAGATATTGCATAGAAGCGTCGATCTGCGAACCAAGACTTCGGATCGCGGACGCGCCATCTTTGACGAGATCGGTGTTGTCCGGTGTTGTCCAACCGAAATAAGTCGTCGTTGCCATTTTCCTTCTTTCTTATGCGACGATGAACGCTTCGTCCCATGTCATTGTAGCGGATAGGGTGTTCCAAGTTTCGGAAGCTGACACATCAATCCACTTCATCGCAACGATGGAGAATGGAAGTGGTGAGACATTGACCGAAATCGTGAGAGTGTTAAAGCTCGCCGAGAATGTCCAGCCTTCGACGAATCCTTGAAATTGGCTGTCGTTCATATTTGGCGGCAGATCGTCGATCTGTACCGGGAGCCCCATGAATACCGAAATTAACGCGTCCCGTGTTAAGTCAGAAATTTCGGGATTGACAAGCTGATAGACAACCCGATCGAGTTTTGCCTGTGGATAGGCTCTTAGTTCGATATAACGATCGGCTTGATCTTGCGCGTCAACCGCACCGCGAACGGTTGTGTTGACGATTGCTTTAAGAGTTCCATAGGTGGCGATTGAACTTGCGTCAAGAGCTGTGACCTGTGATCCGTAATTGTTGCCATAAGTAAGAACGACATCGTTTTTGATGTCGCCGGCTCTAGTTGCGAGTTTGATTCCGACCGCTTGCGCTTCATTAGCTGAAAGAAGTGTGTAACCGTTGGCAGCTAGATAAGTCGTTCGGTGATCCGAGTCAGCGTAGGAAATTCGCCCCGCGCTGTCCTCGTATAAATAACCAAGTCCAGAGCTGGCAAGAGCTGAGACCAACGAATAAACATCGGTAAGCGATGAGCTTCTTTGATATAGCTCGAAATTGCCCGGCTGATCGATTTCGCCTAGTCCGTTATTTTCCGCACCGTTCCAGTCGGTTGTTGGATCATAAGCCGCCCAAGTTGTCGCCGCTGGGACATCGTTCCAAGTTCCAAGAAGTAAAGCCGATAGGATTGTGTAAATCTGATCCCCGTCGAAATCGTGTGACAAGACTCCGAGCGTTGTAGCCTTTGGAAGCCTTGCAAGGGCTCCCAGAGCCGTCAAGCGAGTAACTTGTGTATATCCGGTAGATCCAGCCCTAGCGACCTCGACAGTCACATCAGAGACCGCGCCACCGAATATCGGGACGAAGGTAGCCGTCGAGTCTTTGACTTCGATTGTGAGACCGTCATTGATTGCGATTGTGATAGGCGATTGATCGACATTGAGAATTTCGATGGAGCAATACCCGGCAAGCGGCTGGACATTGATATCGGTTCGACCCGTGTTGATCGAAAGATTTGAAAGTGTTATCCCGGTGTATTCGACCGAGTTAATTAAGACACGCCATTCGGGCGACCATGAGGTCATACTAGGATTCCGGCTCCGCCTAGGGTTCCGCGTTGATTTGATTCATTTAAGAGATCCACGATCTGACGAGCTGTTGATTCTGAATCGATTGCTCCGTTGACGGTGATGTTATTTGTGATTCCGGACGGCTGTCCCAAGAATGCGCGAAGTTGCTCATCGAATGCCCCGATCCCTTCAAGCCCAAGACTTGGGACGGCAGAGCTAAATATTCCAACACTTGCCGAAGCTGTGGAGATTGCCGGTGTCTCGAATGATGATTGTTGAACTTTGAGTCCCAATCCTTTTCGAATGCGATCAACATCATCCTTCCCTGTTGAAAGAGGATTTCGCAAGTATTCGGCGGCTGTTTGGACAAGAAAGACCAGTTCTTTGAGAATGCCGATTGTTACATTGGCGATCGCGTTAAGAGCTTTAAGAGCTTTAATAAATCCGTCAATCGACGAACCTTCTCCGCCGGTTCCGGCGTCAATTGTTGAAAATAACTTTCCAACCGAAGTCGCCATCTCTTTTAAATCCTTAGCGGCGGCGAATGCTGACTTTTGGGTTGCCGAGATTTTAGGCTCGAAAGAATCAACCCGGCGACCGGCGTATTCGGTAGCTGTTGAAATACCTTTTTCTCCGGTAAGTCCGGCAATGAAAGCATTAAGAGCCGGGATTCCTGAGTCGGTCATAAATTTAGAAAATCGTTCGACTACCGGCAAGAGTGCGAAGCCGAGAGTTTCTTTGGCTTCGTCCATCGCGACCTTCATTCTCGCGAATCGTCCGGCGTAAGTGTTAGCGGCGACATCAGCTTGACCGGCGAAAGTCTGCGAAAGTACGACGACAGCCGCGTCAAAGTCTTTTGTCTTAATTATATTTTCATCGATTGGAACGCCAAGTTTTTTCAACGCACCGAATGAGCCGTCATAGGCTTTGGAAAGAGCTTCGGTGACTTGTTGCAATCCTTTTCCAGTACCGGCGGCAATATCGATTGCCAAGTTTTGAAGGTTCATCGCAGCTGTGACATCTTTAGTCGAACGAAGTAGGCGATCGAATGACGGACGAAGTTGATCGTCGGTGATCCCGGTCGCGAGTGAAGTCTGAAGAATGTATTTCTCAACGCTGGCGATCTGTGTATCGGTTGCCTTTGTTACATTCTGGAGAGTCGTTGCGAGCTTTGCTTGAGCGGCTTCGTCCTCGATCGCTGACTTAACTCCATCGATAGCGGCTTTAACAGCTAACGCACCGATAGCCGCTCCGGCGGCGATTGCGGCTGTTCCAACAGCTCGAAAGGCTCCGCCTAGCTTGTCTCCGAATGTGCTTGATGTGTCCTCGGCTTGTTTGAGTCCTTTGACGAGATCGGCTGTGTCCGCAAGGATCGAGAGTTTGAGTGTGCGTGAACCTGCCATTTAGTCATACTCCTTCAAGATTCGATCGAATGCCCGTTCCCATTTGTCAATCAATTCCGGCTGAATTGATCTAAGTGTTGGATAAATAAAGTATCCGGCAGATCCGCCGCCAAGTTTAGGAGTGCGTCTTGGAAATTGCTTATATCGATTGGAGCCGAATTCCAGACCTGCCCAAAGTTTTTGAGTAGTACCGCCGCCGGAGAACTTTTGTGCGGCGAAGCCGAACGAGACTTCCCCGATCTTGGACGACTTCGCAACCCTTGATCCTTCGGCTACACGACGAACAGCCGCACCGGATACGACTCGGCGTTGCGCTGTCTCTCTGACTTTAAGCTGTAAGAATTCTGCTAGTGCTGAGGATTCACGCTTTGCGGCTTCAATACCTTCATCGGACATCGCTTTGAATGATCGCGTGATCGATCGGAGTTGCGCCTTGTCATAAGCGATTTCTACGCTCATTTCGCTTCTCCAATACTTCGATCGCCGTAAGGATATCCTCTGCCGTCTGCCATTCGCTCATCGGGATTCCCGTCGCTATTGCTAGCTCGACGAGTAACCGTCCTAAGCTTCCGGCTGTGTGTCTTTTGGGAGATCATCTCCGATCGAGAAATCCGAAACCGTCTCACACCATATCTCGAAGGGTTTGACAGCCTTTCCGCCAGCTTCACGCTTCATCGCGTTCCAAGCCAAGAACAGAATGTCATTGACGCCGAGATTGTTGTGTGCGTCTTGAATTGTTCGACCGAATTTGATCTCCCATTTCTGCCACTCCGGGACGCTCGCCGTGTGTACGACTGACTCCCCGGAGTTGTGTTCGATAGTGATTTCTAGCTTCATCTCCCGATCTCCCTTTTAGCTAAATGTGTCGGCTGGAGTGCCGACGACCAAGAATGATAGTGACAGAGTTTGCGCTCCTGGAGCCGCTCCGCCTACTGATGGATAGACCGGCATAACATTGAACGCAAACACCGCGCCGGTTGTAGCTGTGAGGCTGACGGCGAGAGTTGTGTTCGGGTTAGTGTCGGCGGCTGTCCATAATGCTTCGGATAGAGAGCTTGCGACTCCCCAATCTGCGAGCATTTCAACATCGAAAGTCCATTGATCGTCGATGTGTTTGTACGCCTTGCCGTCGAGAGTTTGATAGGTATCGATGACGGGCGCATTGGTAAGAATCGCACTTGTTGCCTGTGCGTCGTAGTTAACGGTTGCGATCGTCAAAACTAGATCGCGTCCGGTGATGACGGTCGTTGCCATTAGCTTGCTCCTTTTAGTTGGTTTGGGTGTAGTAGGTCGAGACATTTATATCGGCGGCAAGTAAATTACTAGCTCCGACGCTTGTCACAGTCGGACGCTCTATCTGTCCGACGATGTACCCTGACGGAATAACCGCCAGAATTTGAAGGATTAACTGTTCAAGATTATCGAGTGATCCCGGATTTGAGTTGTATGCGACCGCGACGGTGATCGTGTAGTTGAGAAGTAGTTTGATCGATGTCTTGCCGATTAGATTGATTTCCATGTACGGCGACGATGGAACGATGACCACCGCTGGCGGAATTATTGCTTCCGGGACATAAGAATAAACATTCCCGGCGACAGAGCTAAGAGCTGTGGCAAGGGTTCCGCGAACATCGGCTGAGATCGTTGAGGCTGGCATAACTATCCGCAAATCGAATCGACATCGACCAGATCGCCTAAGAGCCCCGAAATCCTGTTATAGAGAGAGCGTCCCATTCGGAACGGGCTAGGGGCGAAATCGACGCCTTCGATCTGACCACCGGGAGCGACGCGAGATTGAAAGACTTCGACTGAGACATTGAGGACAGCCGATTCGACATTTGAGTTCCCGATATAAATCACGGCGGCAGCTTGTCCAGAGAGTGTCGCTGTCCCGGCTGGAATAGTCGCGCGGAATGTAATGTCTGAATTTGTGAGAGCTTGCGTGAACACATAGGGCGTCAACATTGAATCGGTGACGGCGCGAGTGCCGTTAAAGGTTGATGGAACGACTCCGGCGATAATAATTGACTGACCAATCACGAATTGATGAGGTCGCTGAGTCGTAAAGTAGGCGACATTCGTCTCGATCTCGACATGAGTGACGGCGACTGTGTGAGCTGTGAGTAGCGGAAGGATTACTCCTTCGGCTGTGTTTATTATGTCGTCAAGATATGCGTCATTGTAAAGAGCTGATGAAACGCCAAGCACCGAGCGAAGCTGTGAAGCTGTGACGATACTCGGCATTTCATCTCCAATCTGCTGAGCCCGTCGGGAGCGGCGGACTCATGTCTAAGGGTTTTACTTATTGTTACGGAAGGCTCCAGCGGCTAGCTTGATCGCAACAGCTCCGAATGAATAAACGCCGACATTGATTGAGCCGTCGGCTGATGATTCTGCGCGGAGTGAGTATTGAGTACCTTCGTACCATGTGTA